AAGGGTGGCAGGGCCTTGCGGCCCTGCCTGTTTTCTTAGAGTTCCCGGACGGGGGTGGTTGCCTTGCGGACCGGACCGTTGCCGTCACCTTTGGTGAACTTCAGCTTCGGCTGGGGGAACGGTCGCTTGACGAAGGCGAGTTGCACGTCGTCGGCTTCCTTGACGATCTTGGCCAGCATCGCGGCCGTCACGTCGGCACCTTTGGCCAGTTCGATGGAAAACTCACCGTCGAGCCAGACCTTCCACCCGTCGAGCTTGGCCTTAGCGCCGATCAGCGCCTTGATCGCATCCTGCAGAGTTTCTGCAGAGTACTTGCCGTTCGGGCGGGGCTGAAGCGTATAGACGCCGCTGCCTGCCTTCTTCTCGACGATTGCAAAGTTGCCTTCCCACGTCTTGGGTTGAATGGTGCTCATGGCACATTCCTTTCAGTTTGGCGCAGCGCCGCCTGTCAAAGAACTGTCTGTCGGGTCGCTGTCCCTGTCGACACATTCAATAGGCCATAGTTTACACCAAAAGTCAAATCCGCCTTATTTTATGGGGCTTTGTGCCGCGCCGTGTCACGTCCGACGGGGCCACATGGCAGGGGGGAGGGGGGCACATGGACATGGAAATCCGACGGGCCCCGGTATTGTAGTAAACCTCGCAAAGCACGACCCCAAAAAAGGACCGTGTATAGTTTCATCACTTTCCAAATCGCCCACCCCCAAAAAATCCAAGGCCCTCAAAAACCATCGTGTATAGTTTGCATACCTACTTGCCAGACCCCCCACCTTCGCGCTATCCTCCCGCTATGGACACACTCCCGTTGCATCATACCAAATGGTCCGACCGCCTTGCGTTCGACGTAGCCCTTGCGCTGGAAGGCAGCGGGGAGACGCTGGACGAGATCAAGCAGCGGCACCACATCAAGGCCCATGACCTGCTGGTCTTCAACAAGGACAAGGTGTTCCTCAAGAAGGTGGAGCACTACCGAGACGAGGTTCGGGAGAAGGGGCTGACCTTCAGACTCAAGGCCCGGGCGCAGGCCGAGGAACTCCTCACAACGTCTTGGGGTTTGATCCATAGCCCGGAGGTATCCCCGGCGGTGAAGGCGGACCTTATCAAGTCCACGGTGAAGTGGGCCGGGCTGGAGGTTAAGATCGACGAGGGCAACGCCGGTGCGGCCGGTGGTGTGAAGATCAACATCAACTTCGGGAACAACATGCCGAGCATGACCGTCACGGCTGACGTGGAGGGCGACCTCATTGAGCATTCTGACGAGCTTTGACAGTGAGTATGAAGGAGCGCCTGCTATCCGCCTCCAGACGCTACGAGAGCATGAAGACCTACGTGCTGCGCTTGAAGGCGAAGGCCACTCGTACCGGACGAAGATCGTCCCCCCACGTGGCAGAACGCACCGCCGCCCAAAAGGACGCCCGAGGGAAATCGTGGTGATGCTGGTGAAGGAGTACACTCGTGGCACTTGACATCAATTACACGCCGCCCCGCACGGGCGAGAAGTTCATGAAGTCCGATGCCAAGATGCGGGTCCTGATGGGCCCCGTGGGCTCGGGCAAGTCCGTGACGTGCAGCTTCGAGATCATCCGCAGGGCGGCGCTGCAGGAGCCTGACGCCAACACAGGTAAGCGCAGGACACGGGCGGCTATTGTCCGTGAGACGGCACGCCAGCTTCAGGATACCACGATCAAGACCTTTCTCGACTGGTTCCCGCCGGGGGTGTGTGGGCGGTACATGCGCACCACCAAGACCTACTTCTTCGAGGTGGGGGACATCGAGTGCGAGATCATGTTCCGGGCGCTGGACGACGCGGACGACGTGGCCAACCTCAACTCGTTGGAACTTACCTTTGCGTGGTTCAACGAGTGCAGGGACATCCACCCCGAGATCGTCGACGCCATGTCCAAACGTATCGGGCGATTTCCCAGTGCCAAGGACGGGGGCCCGACATGGTTCGGGATGTGGGGCGATACCAACCCGCCGACTATGGATGGCTGGTGGTATTACCAGATGGAGAAGCTGGACCCCAGAGACGGCGTCAGCCCCAACGACAACGGGTGGGATGTGTTCAAGCAGCCGTCGGGGCGGAGCCCCTACGCCGAGAACATCGAGAACCTGCCAGAGGGGTATTACGACACGCAGGGTCGGAGTGAGGACTACATCCGGGTCTTCATCGACGGCGAGTATGGGCTGAGCAGCAACGGGAAGCCGGTGTATCAGTACTTCCGGCCGGACTACCACATGGCCAAAGAGCGCATACGGCCCATAACCAACGGGATACGGCCCATCATGGTGGGGATGGACTTGGGCTTGACCCCGGCCGCTGTGATAGGGCAACAAGACCCTCGCGGGCGGGCCTTGATCCTCGACGAGCTTGTGAGCTTCGACATGGGGATACAACGCTTCGTCCGCACGATGCTCAAACCCCTGATCTACGAACGCTTCCCCGGTGCGCCGATCCTCATCGTCGTTGACCCGGCGGGTGTGCAGCGGGCGCAGACCGACGAGCGCAGTGCGGTGGACATCATCAAAGCCGAGGGGCTCAGGGTCATCCCGGCCAAGACCAACAAGGTCAGTGCGCGGATCAACTCCGTGGATGACTACCTCATGAGGCAGGTGGACGGCGACCCGGCCTTCCTGCTCGACCCGCGCTGCACGCAGCTTAAAGCCGCCATGATGGGCGGGTACCGGTTCGACAAGAACGGCGGGATCGACAAGAACAAACACAGCCACGTGGCCGAGGCGTTACAGTATCTGATGCTACATATAGCGTCCGGGGGTGAGGCTGGGCACATGATACAGCGTCGGGAGATCAGACCTGTTGCATCTGCAGGGTGGACGTAGTAATGTTGGGTCGTCACGGAACCGACACCTCCCTGTTGGAACTTGCTCAGACGCTGCCTTCCGCCCCCACTGGCTGTCACCCAGTGGGGGTTTTTTCTTTGTCTTGCCGGGAAACTAAACGATGTGTATATTGACAAACAAATATGCCTGTGAATGACGGGGTGACATGGCTGGTTTGACGATCCTGCGCGTTGTAAACAACGAGACTATTGCTCGGGCCGAGCAGGAGCGGATCGACCGTGAACTGCAGGCGCGTCAGAACGACCCGTTCATTCTGGGCCTGACGGCCTATCTGCGCCAGTGCTGGGACGCAGCGCGCATCGCCAAGAAACCCATTGAATACATCATGTTACGGGCCATGCGGCAGCGCAATGGCGAGTACGAGGCTGACAAGCTGGCGGACATCAAGTCGCAGGGCGGGTCTGAAGTATACATGATGATTACCGAGGTGAAGTGCCGGGCGGCCGAGAGTTGGCTGCGTGACATCATGCTCGACCAAGGGATGCCGCCGTGGGACTTGCACCCGACGACGATCCCGGACCTGTCACCTGACACGGACATGGAGATCGAGCAGGCGTTCGGGGCCAAGGTCGTCGAGATGCTGCAGGCACGGGGGCAGGCCCCCACGGTGGCCGAGATGGCCGAACTGCGCGAGATGGTCTCGCAGGACTATCGGTTCCGGGTGCTGCAGGAAGCGCAGAACCGCTCGGACAAAATGAAAGATAAGATCGAGGACCAGTTCGAGCAGGGCGGCTGGGCCGAGGCGTTCAACGAGTTCATCACCGACCTCGTGACGTTCCCGGCGGCCTTCGTCAAAGGGCCGGTCGTGCGGCGGCAGCGCCTGTTGGGCTATACAAAGGCTGCGGACGGGACGACGGTTGTCGAGGCGACAGAGCGGCTGGGGCCGGAGTTCGAGCGGGTCGATCCGTTCCGTATGTATCCCGAGCCGGGCATCCGCCACATCAACGACGGGTATCTGTTCGAGCATCACCATATGAGCCGGATGGAACTGGCGGACCTGATCGGTGTGCCGGGGTATGATGACGACGCGGTACGTAAGGTCCTTGAGATCGGCAACGGGCAGTCGTGGATCAACGAGGACGTGGAGCTTCAGAAGGAGGAGCAGGAGCGCCTCTATTACGCCTACAACTCGCCCACTGAGATGTACGACGCGCTGGAGTTCTGGGGCAAGGTCAGCGGTGCTATGCTGCGCGAGTGGGGCCTAAGTGAGGAAGAAGTACCTGACGAGGCCCGTGAGTACGACGCCAACGTGTGGATCGTGGGGAACTACGTCATCAAGGCGGTCTTGAACTACGACCCGCTGGGAGAGAAGCCCTACGCCAAGACGAGCTTCATCAAGCAGCCCGGGGCGTTCTGGGGCAAGGGTATCCCCGAGATCATCGAGGATGTGCAGAACATCTGTAACGCGGCGGCGCGGGCGCTGGTCAACAACATGGCCATTGCCTCGGGCCCGCAGGTCGAGGTCAACCTCGAACGCATTCCGCCCAACGAGGACATCACCCAGCTTCACCCGTGGAAAATCTGGCAGACGATGAACGACCCGCTCGGGTCAAGCGCACCGGCGGTGCGTTTCTCGCAGCCCGACTCACGTGCCAACGAGTTGATGGGTGTGTATGACCGGTTCTCGCGGCTGGCGGATGACCACAGCGGCATCCCGGCGTACATCTATGGTGACACCAACGTGCAGGGTGCGGGGCGGACAGCCTCGGGCCTGTCTATGCTCATGGGCTCGGCCGGTAAGGGTATTCGTCAGGTGGTCATGCACATCGACAGTGACGTGATCCATCCGGTGGTCAAGCGGCAGTTCATCTACAACATGCGCTACGACCCCGACGAGAGCATCAAGGGTGACGTGGAGATCGTACCGAAGGGCGCGATCAACCTCGCGGTCAAGGAGACCGTCAACGTGCGCCGGGTCGAGTTCCTCAACGCCACGGCCAACCCCATCGACATCGAGATCATTGGGCTTGACGGCCGCGCGGCGCTGCTGCGTGAGGTGGCCAAGGGCCTACAGATGCCGGTCGACGACATTATTCCGTCCCGTGAGAAGCAGTCCTACGAGCAGAAGCTGGCCGCGCAGGCCGTGGCTGCCGAGGCTGCGCAAGGGGCACAGCAACAAGGCGGTGCGCCAGCACCCACCTTCCCGGGCGGCACGCCCATGGGTGGACAGCAGGCGAATACCGTGATGAACCGTGACACTGGGGGTGCAGGATGAAGCGCCCTGACCCCAGAGTAGTCAAAGCCCTCGCTTTGACGGCACGCCAGTTTCCGGAGGTCCTCGAATGGATCGAAGGCTGGTACCGTCAGGAGTTGGAGCAGCTACCCAGTGTTGGACAGAACGTGGCACTTGCACAGGGGCGGTGTCAGGTTCTGAAAGAGCTTCACGATCTCATGAAAAAGTCCCCTGAATTAGCGGCAGAGTCCAAAGGATAGCTGCGGAATACGCACACCGATGAGGAGCGTTCATTATGGCACTACCAGCGCAAGTTCGGAAACAAGCTGAGGCAGTCAACAAACTGTACGAAGAACTCAACGTAGACACTGACCAGCAGGGCAATGACGCCGAGGCTGGGGCGGGGTACGAGGAGGACACTGGTGCAGCGCGTGAAGCCGACAGTGGTCAAGGACAAGCACCCGCGCCCAAGGCAGCAGAGCAGCCTGCGGGCGACAATACTGAGAAGACCCTTGAGCAAAAGTACAAAACCCTGCAGGGCATGTACAACGCTGAGGTCCCCCGGCTCCACGCTGAGAAGCGTGAGCTAGGCAATCGTGTTCAACAGCTTGAGCAGTTGATCGCCTCGATGAACGCCACGCCTGCACAAGCGCAGGCTCCTGCCCAGAAGCTCATCACCGAGCAGGACATGGAAGACTATGGCGACTCCATCGAAGTCATGCGGCGCGTTTTCCGTGAGGAGATGTCGTCAAAGGACAGCGAGATCGGTGAACTCAAGCGGTTGGTGCGGCAGATGCAAGGCACCGTGGTCCCACAGGTCCACCAGCTTTCGCAGAGCTATGCCGTGTCCAACGAACAGCGGTTCTGGGCAGACCTACAGACGGCTGTACCTGATTGGCAGGACATCAACGGAAGTCAGGAGTTCCAATCATGGCTCCTTGAAGTTGATCCGCTCACGGGCATTCCGCGCCAGACGTATCTTGACGACGCACAGCGTAATATGGATGCACGTCGGGTGGCGAACTTCTTCTCGGCTTGGAAGGGCATGACTGGTGGGCACGATGCTCGTACCACACGGGGGACTCAGTCTGCCTCGGAGCTTGAACGTCAGGTAGCACCCGGCAAAGGCCGGTCTGGCGGTGCAAAGCCTCAAGGCGAAGCCAAGACCTATACGTCTGGGGACATCAAAAAATTCTTCGCTGATGTCCAGAAAGGCAAGTATAAGGGACGGGAGACTGAGCGTGACCGTATTGAACGCGACATTTTCGCTGCACAGCGGGAAGGTCGTATCGTAACCGCATAACCAAGGAGACAAAAGATGTCTTTTCCTGTCGCTGGTGGCCGCCCCAACTATAGCGGTAACTTCATCCCCGAAATCTGGTCGGGTAAACTGATCGAGAACTTCTACGACGCCACTGTGCTCGCAGCGATCTCGAACACCGACTACGAAGGTGAAATCCGCAACATGGGTGACACGGTCAATATCCGTACCACTCCGGAAATCACCATTCGGGACTACGTCAAGGGCCAGACCCTGACTGTCGAGAACCCCGACAAGCCCAAAATCCAGCTTGTCATCAACAAGGGTGAGTACTTCGCCTGCGTCGAAGACGACGTGGATAAGGTCCAGTCGGACATCAACCTGATGGACACTTGGTCGAAGGACGCTTCCGAGCGTATGAAGATTAAGATCGACCAGCGCGTGCTGACCGACCTGCTGCCCGGCATTGCTGCCACCAACAAGGGCGCGACCGCAGGCGAGCAGTCTGCTTCGTTTAACCTTGGTACGACTGGCGCTCCGCTGACCATCACCAAGGACGGCGCTGGCGGCACCACTTCGGTGGTTGACCTGATCGTTGACATGGGCACTGTGCTGGACGAGGCGAACGCCCCGGAAGGCGACCGCTTCCTCGTGATCCCCGCCAAGATGGCCGGTCTCATCAAGAAGTCGGAACTGAAGGACGCATCGCTGACTGGCGACGGCACTTCGGTGGTGCGCAATGGCCGTCTCGGCATGATTGACCGCTTCACGATCTACGTGTCGCACAATCTGTTTGTCGACTCGGGCAAGTACAGCCTCATCGCTGGGCACAAGATGGGTTTCACCTTCGCATCGCAGATGACGGAGATGGAGTCGATCCGCGCCGAATCTACATTCGGCAACATCATTCGTGGCCTGCAGGTGTACGGTTATCAGGTTGTGAAGCCTGAAGCCCTCGCCCAGTCCGTCATTCAGTTCTAAGGAGGGCTAACCAATGGTTGCTTACACTGATAGCCTCGGCTTCAACAAAGGCACCGCTGATGCGTATCTCGCATCCGGTACCGATCACCTGACGGTCATGGCCGTCGAGCTTGACTTCGCGGACATCATCGCGGC